ATCGCGTCAACGTGCAGGCAATGGCAGGCGGTGAGGATACTGCAGGACTCACTGGTATCCGTATGCAATACATTCCTGAGTATGACGAAACCTTTGATGCTGCACTACGCGCAGAGAAGATGGCTGAAATACAAGACAAGTACGATGCTATGGTTGCACATCTTCTAGAAACTGCAGGTGACATAAGTGACGCTTCTGTGGTACATTACGATACGAAGATTTTCTCTAGGGATGATTACGATGACTATCTCACAGGAACATCTGGCACGGGTCGAGGCCAAGTACGGCAAGGACAGCAAGATAGCCCAGATGTACCGCAATCAGCAGATGGGCCAAGGGCAGACAGCCCATGACCTGTATGTTACCGGCAGCATCAAGCAACCCAAGAATGAGGTGGAGACTCCCGCCGAGGAGTAGTCCCACTTACCTGCGTCTAGAACTGACCCCGCTCCGGCGGGGTTTTTTAATGAGTAAATTTAATGGCAGTTGATCCGCAAACCTACCCTACAGAGCAGCCAGACCAGCAGCTGAACCTGCTTGGCGCTGAAGACATCGTCGCGCCAGGTGTGCCTACGCAGCCGGAGACAGGCGAGTTCCAGGTAGCAGGTGGTAAGGGCAGTTTTCTTGTCGATCTGCTCACGGCCATAGGCGTGACGCGCCGCGGTGATTCCGCCCCAGGCATTGGAGACCTAGTTCAGGCAACGCGCCGCGGTGATGTACCGATGCCGCCCACCCTTCTCGGAGAGCAATTGCCAGCGCCGACTACGGCAGAAGGCAAGCCGATCACATATCGGCAGCAACGTGATGCAGCGGCTGAGGAATTGTTCAGCACTGAGGGACATGCGCGCTGGAAGAGCGAGCGTGAGGCCAAGCGCCAGGTGCAAGAGCAGAAAATGCATGACCCTCAAGGTGTCATGGAAACCGCGCAGCAGGCGCTGAGCTATGAGCAGGGCGCACTGGGTGGCCGCGTGGCGCCACGGGCTGTGGATGAGGAGACGGCTGAAGAGCTTGCAGAGCAGCTTGCGTCACCAGAGGAGCGTGCCGTTCATTTGGTGGAACAAGACGACTTCAACCTCGACCAGATGACATCAGGCGATGATGTGAAAGCGGTCATTGCCGTTATGGGCGAGCGTTTAAAAGACCCGGTCGAACAAGCCAAGCGTGGCGTTCAGACGCATGAAATGACTAAGGAGCGCGCTGCAGAACTGCTGGCTGACGAGACTGGGTTTACCAAACGCATACTCAGGCGGCGAGTAGGCGAGCTGTATAACGCAGAAGAACAGACTGCACTCCGAGTGCTGCTGCAGAAGGCGATAAGCGAACTGGATGGACTGGCAACAAAGGTTGCTACAGCTCAGGCGTCGCCAGAAGACATGATCCGGCTCCGGCGCAAAATGGCAATCACAGCTGGGATTTATCAGGCGGCGAAGGGTTCACAGACCGAGATCGCGCGTGCTGCAAATGCGTTCAGGATACCCGTGGGTTTGGAACCGGGTGACCTGCGCGGCGAGCTGATCATGGACATGCTGGAGCAGTCGGGTGGTGCCGATCTTACCGTGAAGCTGGCAAAGGGTTATCTGACGGCCAAAGAGCAAGGCGGCAATGCCGCAGCTCTCGAGTACTCAAACCGCGGCTGGGCAGCGAGAAGCAAAGACGTGTTCTTGGAAGTCCACATCAATGGCCTGCTGAGCTGGCTCAAGTCCGATATGAAGAACATTGGGGGCAACGCCAACTTTATGGCCTGGCAGATACCGGAAGACATGCTGGCGGGTTTGATCGGCGCTGGTGAGCGGACACTTCTACGCGCAATTGGTCGAGGCGCTGATATCGAAGAAGGCATGTTCATGGGGTCCGTTATTGCACGGACATACGGCAATCTATCTGCGATGAAGGAAGCATTCATCCTGGCGGGTAATGCATTCAGGTCTGACGCAATTCCTGATGCTGCCAGCAAGGTGGAGATGTCGCAGTTCAAGGCGATCGATGCTGAGCGTCTCGGCATTACAAATCAGCCCATAGCCAAAACAGTCGACATTCTTGGCACCACCGTTCGCCTGCCGACAACCATGCTGTCGTCGGAGGACACATGGTTCAAAGCTATCTCGCAGCGTGGAGAGCTGTATGCGCTGGCCTATGAGAAAGCGCGCATCGCTCACCTGAACGGCGAAACTCAGGAAGAAGCGATCGACCGGATGATCGAGGTACTGGTTGATCCGCGGTCGGTGGGTAAGCAGCTCGATGACGCTGCCCGATACAACACCATGACTACTGACCTTGGCGCGATCGGTGAAATAACGCGGGTTATACAGCGATCTCTGCTGGGTCGCATGGTTGTGCCATTCAGCACAGCGCCCACCAATACGCTCCTGCGAGCTGCTGAGCGGCATCCCGGAATGCTTCTGATTAATCAGGACTTGTGGAAGGGTCTGCAAGGAAAGCTGGGGCCACGCGCCAGGCAAAAGGCAACTGCACGCCTGATGTTGGGTGCGGCGGCAACCTACGCTATCTACGATCTGGCTCTGCAGGGACGGGTGACTGGCCCATACCCGCGGACACAACGCGAACGCGATATGTTGCCACAGGGCTGGCAGCCTTATGCGTTTGTATTCAGAGGTGATGACTTTCCTGAAGACGAGGACGGTGACCCGCTGCCGTTGTTTGATAATGACGGCGTGCCTAATGGTCCACTCGACTACTGGAACTACGCAGGCATTGAGCCGATCGGCGCATTTATCGGGCTGACGGCGGCGGCAACACAACGCTTTGAATTAAGCAAAGACCCTGCCGTGCGCGACAACATCTGGGCTGCGACACTGGCCGCAGGATCCGATTATGTCGAGCAGGGCATGCCGTTTATCCAGGGTGTCAGCGCGGTCATAAAGACTTTGATGTACGACGATATCCGGCATCTGACCGATGCAACGACAGGTGCAATGATGGGGCCAGCACCGTTCCCATACTCGTCAGCTGTCAAAAACGTCAGCACTTTATTTGACGATGGACACAAGCGTCGCACTGCAGGCGCGCCTCTTAATTATTACACAATGAATGATCTGCCGAAGCTGCCAAACGGCGAGCCGAATATGGACATGCTGGGCCTGGCGAAGCCGGGAATGGGCATGGGAACGATGGATCTCGCAACGGAAATCCTGCAGCAGCAGATCTTGAGGCTGCCGTTCCTGCGTGATGGCAGTACAGCGGTTGTGGATTTTGATGTGCTGGGTCAGCCGATCGAACACGTGCGGTTTGATATTAGCCCAGGCAAGGCGACATGGAACGCGGTGATGCCCATTCGCTGGACGAACTCAGAGGCCGTCCCTGAATACTTCCGCGAGCTGGTCAAGCTGGGCATGCCTATCAAGAATCCGACCGATTCGTTCCAGGGTGTGCAGCTCAATAATGAACTGCGATCGAACCTGATCTACCTCGCCAAAAACGAGATCATGCGACCACTGCCAATTTGGTTAGGTCGCAGTCCTCGCATGTACACCTACCGACAGGCGTTGGAAGAAGTTTTGACGGGTCCAACCAGAGCGAAGTTTGAGCGGATGTTCCCTTTGTTGAAAGACAAGCAGTCCAGACTGAAGCGGATTGAGGAAGCCTACTTCGAGCAGGCTATGAAAATATTGACGCAGATTACGCCTGAAGTCGGTCAGCCAGGTTTTGAGGGCGAGCCGATCGAGGAGAACGTCGATCTGCGTCGTGTCGTCAAACAGCGAAAAGCGCAGAAGGCGACTGAGAAAATACAACGTAAGAGGGCAGGTAGATGACCGTCAGTACAACCACCACCAAGAACTCCGCCGCAGGCAATGGGTCGACGACCGCGTTCACGTATTCGTTTGTGATCACAGCTGCCAGCGAACTCAAGGTCTACATCAGGACTGACTCCACAGGTGCAGAGGCGCTGAAGACTGACGGCACACATTATAATGTGGCAGGCGTCGGAGCCGCATCAGGCGGCACAGTCACGTTTACCAGCGGCAACATCCCTGCAAGTGGAGAGACGGTCGTGCTGCTGCGCGACACGCCACTGACGCAGGCGACCGACTACGTTGAGAACGATCCATTCCCGGCTGCTGCGCACGAGGATGCACTCGACAAGCTCACGCACCAGGTGCAGGAGCTGCAGGAGGAAGTCGACCGATCGCTGAAGGCATCGAAGACCGTCACCGATTTGACCACGCCGGAGTTTAAGGATTCGGCTGCAGTTCGTGCTGACAAGTTCTTGGCGTTCGACGGCGATGGCGACGAGCTGACGGTCACCGATGGTCCTCTGGCTGATACCTCGATCACCTCAGTCGCAGATGCGCACGTCCTGCTGTACGACGGCACCGACGCGCGCTGGGAGAACAAGGCGGTTAGTGGAGACATCGCAATCACGAGTGCTGGTGTGACCTCAATTGCTAGTGGGGTCATTGTTAACGCAGACATCAATGCGTCAGCCGCCATTGCAGACAGCAAGCTCGCGACGATCTCGACGGCGGATAAGGTTAGCGGGGCTGCGGTCCAAGTCGATGGGGCAACGGACGGCACAAGCATCACGATTGCGGACACCGACAAGTTCCTGATCGATGACGGCGGCACGACGAAGTACGTCAATGCCAGTCAGGTCAACTCATATACCTCGGCCTCGGTCGCGGCTGACGACATCGCAACCGGCGATGCTGCGGCCAGCTTCCAGACCTCGTCCGGCGCGGTGGTCGTGGACTCACAGGCCAGCACGACCACGATCGACGGTCATACTGGCGTCACGGTTCAGTCATCGAACTCTGGCGACATTCTTCTTGATAGCGCTGCTGACGTAGTTCTCGATGCGGCTGGTAATGACATAACCCTGAAGGCCGCCGGCACGACGTTCGGCGCGCTCACCAACTCCAGCTCAGACCTGGTGATCGAGTCCAAGGTTGCTGACAAGGACATACTCTTTAAGGGAACGGACGACAGCTCAGCCGTCACAGCGCTTAGCCTGGACATGAGTGAGGGCGGCAAGGCCACGTTTGCAGGCGATGTCGTCGTCACGGGTGACCTCACGATCTCCGGCGACGATTTGGTGATGGGCACGAACACCAGTGGCGCAGCCCTCATCGGCGACGGGACTAACTACAATCCAGTGGTGGTATCTGGAGATATCAGCATCGGCACAGACGGGACCGCTGCCATAGGTTCGGGAGTGATCGTGAACGCCGACATCAACGGTTCAGCGGCGATTGCAGATTCAAAGCTCGACACTATAAGCACGGCGAATAAGGTCGGCCTGGCAGCTCTCGATATCGACGGCGGCACGGAACTGGGCGAGGCCATCGTCGATGCGGATTTATTTATAATCGACAACGGTGCCGGTGGCACTAATCGCAAGGTGCTTGCATCCAGGCTGAAGACGTATGCGGGTGGCAGCTTCGATCCTGACGGCGCTGTGGTTTTTAACGAGTCGGGCGCTGACGTTGATTTCCGGATCGAATCGAACACCAACACCAATGCTTTTGATCTTGATGGTGGATTGCACGGCGGCGTGGGCGCTGTCGGGATTGGACGAAACGCCGAAAACACCGTCGATGTTTTGATTGGGGCGCCCGCCATAACGGCCGACGCGAACCAATCACATTATCGACTACGGTTGGTGCCGGCCGGTGCGGTGACGATTCCGAGCGGAACTGCACCACAAGTCGCCACTCTTTCAGTCTTTGAGCCAAACATCACTGCGACCGGTACTGTCACAACCGCCGCAAGTGTCTGGATTCACAGCGCTCCGACAGAGGCGAGCAACAATTACGCTCTCTTCGTCGATGATGGAGTCAGCCGATTTGATGGGAACGTCGAGCAATCAACTGGGATAAATTTCATCGGTGACACCGCTAATGGCAGCATGACCTCTGGCTTAACAATAAATCAAAGTACAGCAGATAATGAAACTCTAGCATTGAAGTCTTCTGATATTGCTCATGGGATGACGGATGATACAGAAACTGACACTTTCCTCTTTATCAAGAAGTCTTCAGGCACTGCGGGTGCTCCAGATGTAGTGGGTCTGGGCGAGTCGACACAGGGCATCCGAATTTTGGGCCAGTGCACGACCGCAAACACGGCGAAAAGCACGTCGGCATCCGCTCCAATAATTTTTCGAGGTGTGAAGAAATCATCCGCAGGAAACGCGGTGATGGGATCAGATGAGAACGTCGTCGTCATTGAGGGCTGCACCGCTGGGCCGGGGTTCATCTTCGATGCCGAAGGCTCCATGCACAGCAATGCAGCTAATGCGGTCTACGATGAGTTTGAGGACGCGGAGCTGGTCCGAGCAGTGGATCGATCTCTCTCATCAAAAGGTCTGATCGCTTCAAAATTCGATGAATTCATCCGATACGGGCATGAAGACCTAGCGACCGCTGGGCTTGTTGGTCGTGATGATGATGGAAGCCCAAACAATTTCGTGAACTGGATGTCTCTCTCGAAACTTCACAACGGCGCGATCTGGCAGCAGCACGAGAAGCATGAAAATCTTCTCCAGGCAGTCCACGAATTAGCCGCGGCAACAATCGGGGAAGAGAAGGCTTGCGAAATTCTCGACAAGCATGGGGTCAAGTCGATGTCTGGCCGCCTGCTGAACTGAACGAAGAAAGAAAGGATCGATCATGGCACTTCAAGTCAACGCCCCCTTAAATGGCGGGGCAACCCACAATAACGCATACGTCAGGGTCCAGAGCGCACGGGTGTTCAAGAAAGTCGATTCCGATGACTACAGCCTGACGGTCGATGTCGATGTCTTCGTCAGCAAGGACGAGCGAGACAAAAACGAGACGGCGAAGGCTCTGAGTTGTCCCGCAATGGACAAGCACAAGTTCTCGTACGCGCTCAACGACGAGGCCGATTCGGATTTGATTGCGCACGCATACGGGCTGCTGAAGACTCTCGACATTTACGACGGCGCGTCTGATGTCTGAGGTTGCAGCATCTGGGGCGCTGAATGAATTGCGGCTGCAGCTCCACGCAGCATTGGACAGATGCGCCAACCTCGCAGCGCGGATCGCTGAGCTGGAAGCCGCTGCGGCGGCTGCTGCGGCAGCGCAGGCATCAGATGACGACGCCTGATCGCCGGACTGTGGCGTCTGCCCACCAGCGCATCGACGAGATGTTGCTCCAGGTCCGCGAGCATGTGGTCTCCTGCAGCTCCGAGACTAAGCAACAGAACGCACGCCTGCGTCGCGTCGAACGTATCCTGCTGACATCGACGGGAGCGATCCTGCTGCTGTTGATCTCACTTGTGCTGAGATGACCCGTGTCGATTCCGCAATTCATCAAGCTGGTGGAGCAGGTCGGCATTCCACTGCTGACGGCAGCGGTTGCGGCATACGCCTTGTGGTACATCATCAGGTGGCTGCTTACAAAATTCAGTAGCGACCTCACCCGCCAGCTCTCTGAGATCGCTGCAGAGATCGATGAAGAGCAGCGCGACATTCGCTCACAAATCACTGAAGTGAAGACCATTCTGATCCGGCTGGTGGACCGTACTCGTCTGCTGGGTGAGGAACTCAACGCGCACGACCAGGTCGCTCGCACAATCTGGGGCATTGATCCCAAGAAGGAGAGGCCGCGCACACGCTCAGAACGTCGCGATGAGCTGGAGGAGCAGTTACGCGAGATCGGAAAAAACGGAGACTGATGAAATGATCAGCGCATTGGTGAGTTCCATCCTGCCGGTGGCTACCACTGTCATCGATAGGTTGGTGCCAGATAAGAATCTGCAGGCCAAGGCCAAGGTCGAGATGGAGAAGGCGCTCGTGCAGGCAGAGGCCGCTGGAATGCTGGCTCAAAGCCAAGCCAACATCGAGCAAGCTAAGCATCCGTCCATATTCGTGGCAGGTGCACGTCCAGCAATCATGTGGATATGCGCGATCGCACTGGGATGGCAATTCCTGCTGCAGCCGATCGTGATCTGGGCGGTGACGCTCTGGGCGCCGGGCACACCGATCCCATCAATCCCCGCTGAAGGCTTGTTTCCACTCACAATGTCATTGCTCGGCCTGGGCGGCATGCGCTCGGCAGAAAAATGGCGTGGCGTTGCGCGTGAGAACATGAGGCATACGAAATGAACCTCGACGCATTGGAGCAGCAATTAATTGAACACGAGGGTTTGGAGCTTGAGATGTATACCGACACGGTTGGGATTAAGACGATCGGAGTCGGTCGCAACCTCGAGCATGTTGGACTGCGCAACGAGGCCGAGGCCAGGTTCCTGCTGCGGTCAGACATCCTCGCAATCCGCGCTGAATTGGACGCACGCCTTCCGTGGCTGGAGGAACTGGACGAGGTGCGTCAGCGGGTTATCGTCGACATGGCGTTCAATCTGGGCGTTGCCGGCTTGTGTAAATTTACTAACACGCTGGAACACGTCGAGGCGCGACGTTTCGACCAGGCGTCGGTCGAGATGCTCGACAGTCGATGGGCTGACCAGGTCGGCAGGCGCGCAGTGCGTCTGTCTGAAATGATGAGGACAGGAGAAGATACGCAATGGGCGTGAGCAAGAAGACGCCAGAGCTGATCGATGCTCTGGTGAACCTACTGCATGATGGTCTCAGCTACACTCAAGCATGTGCGGCTGTAAACATCAGTCGCCGGACTGTGAACCAGTGGCGATCGGATGACCCGGCGCTCGATGAGAAGCTGCGCAACGCGAACTGCACAGGCGTGACGATCCTGAACGACGACGTGCTGCACAGATACCAAGCTGTGATTGATGGCAGGAACGAGTGGAACAAGGAGCAGGTCGCGGCGATGAGAGATTACAGCCAACACATACGATGGCTGTCGTCGCGGCTGTTCCCGAAGATGTATGGCGAGAAGGGCCAAGCCGTCGTCAACGGGCAGGGCGGTGGACCGATTACGCTGACGTGGATGTCGACGGGCAAGGATGAGGCGGTGGCGACTG